TGCAAGAAATGGTAAGGAACATTTTGTACAAGACAGGTTGGACTGGTTCGCACAAGATACAATATGCGGACAGTTTGTGAGGGGTACAACCACCGAGAAAAAATACACCAAGTCAGTTAGTTGTAAAAAGTGTATGACTAAAGCAGGGTATATCAAGAAAGAAGAAACTGTTGGACCTGAAAGTAGTGCAGGGGTTATCGGTTACAGGGTAACAATGTACAGAGTGCTTAAAGAGTTCGACAACAACAAAGTAGGAGATATCGTGGAGGGCGATACCTACAACAGAGAAAGGGAAGGGTAAACAATGACAAAAGAATATAACGAAATATATCAGGTGGACAATCTCAAGACAAAAAAGAGAGAGTACAAAGAGGATATATGTATAGAGCTACAAGATATAGAGAGAACCTATATGGATATGCAGTTCTATACTGCGGTTCACTACACTGCAAAAGGTTGGTGGGGTAGTGATAACTTTAGACTACGCAGAGATAAAAGAGTAAATAGATACAATGATGGAGCTTGGGAAGTCTCCTGGAGTAGTGGTGGTTTTGAGGCTACCATCAGTCTTATTGAAAGACTTGAGACAGTGCAGCAAATCATGGAGGATATGAAACACTTTTTAGAATATGGAGAGTTTCTATTTCAAGATGAAACAAAAGCAGAGGAGGAATAATGCCTAATGTTATAAAAGCATATAGTTATAGTGATGTAGATTCTATCGTAGAGTTTCATGTAGATATAGATGAATTTGAACATAGATGTAAGACATGCAAGGAGGACCTGGACCAAGAACTAGGATGTGTAAATTGTTTTTGTGTTCAGTATTGGGCATACGATAAAAAGGATTTACCAACTGATTTAAAACATTTGAGAAAGGAGAAGTAATGAACACAGCAAGAAAATATAGAGATAAAAGGGTAAACGAAAAAAGGTATAGAAATCTGTAACCTTTTACAAGTTACAGAGTCTAAACAAACAAAGGGAGAACAAATGAAAACAATATACAAAGAACCTAGATTAAGTAAGCCTGAAGTAAATGTAGTTACAAAGGTAACAAATCTAGTAAGCACAGGGAACTTAAGAAGAGAAGAGGGAACTAGATACGATAGAATCATATCTTATAATACTCCAATCGCTTATGTGGTAGATGTTGAAAATGGTTCGTTCATAAATGAAACTAAAGTAATTTTATGTAATGAGTTTTATTCTAAGACTACTTCAAAACACAAGCATATAATAAAGGACTTATATCAAGCATGTTCAATAGGAGAGTTTGAATATGATGCCTTCGTTAAGAGAGCTGAAAGAGATGGGGTGGATGTCATTGGCGGTTGGAACAACTAAGACAAACATTAATCAAATACTGATTGATGAGACCAAACTACATACTAGAAAATCAAATATGTGGGAGGTCAATAACCCAAGAGTAACTGCAATAGCAATTCATTTCTTAGATGGTATTGAGAGGTCCAAAGACTTTTCATACAATCAGTTGTTAGATATAAAACATTTGTTATATACCTGGATAGATGTACTGGGGAGACCTGATGCAGCTACTGATTTATTACAAGAAATAAAGGAGGAGGAATAATGAAGTTAGATATTAAGAAACTAACAGCAATTTATTTGTATATACAAGAACAACTTTCAAACGAAAATGGAGAGTTTGATAGCGAAACAAATTTATTAAGTGCTGTAGAACGAACAATAGAAATGATGGAGGAATAATGGAAACGATTATTAAATGTTCTGATTGTGAAGAAATGTTGATTGAATATGTTTATTACGATAACAACAATCAATATCTTAAAAGTACAAAAGAGTGTTTATATTGTAATTTCATTATGGAGAAGGAATAATGATTTATATTTTTAGATGTCCTCCTATCAATCATCTTATAGTAACAGAGGATGAGCCATACCAAGTAGCAGGAGTCTATCCTATTTGTGATGAGTGTTACTGGATTGCCAAAGATGGTAGTGAGTAACAGTTGTTTACAAATAAAGACAACACAGGTAGAATTAAATAGATGTTTATTTTAACTATTATACATCTAACAGGCGAACAGGAAGTTTTTGAATTTGAGACAGAGCAGGATGCACTGGTAAAGATTAGACAGTACAAAGACTTAGTGAGTTGCATTACTAGATTAGAATATAAAGAAACAGTTAGTTAATAAAACTAATTCAAATAGAAAGGGAGTAATGACAAATATTTTTGACAACCCCAAAAGTATTAAAACATGGGCAATCAAACTAGCTAACGCATGTGGAGGACAAAAGGTAGAAAAGTCTATTGTAATGACCTCCTTAAACACAGTACGAATCGCAGAGCTACTGGATGAATTTGTAGCGGACCACAACGAAAACACAATGAAGATTGCAGAACAATTAGAGAACCCAAAGAAGGAGGAGGAGTAATGTTTAGTATCGAAGGATTAATTATTTCAGCAATGTTTGGTTCATTGATGACAATATTATTTACAGGATTAAAAGATTTATTTAGAGAGGCACTTAGAGATTTAGGTATGTTAATCACAATTAGGAGAGAAGACAAGATGAGGAAAGATACATGGATGAATTATTAAACAGATTGTATCTACAAAATATAATCGTGGACAACGCCAAGAAAACAACAGAGGCAGAGATAAAACAGAGAGATAAATTAATGTGTGAAACTTTTGCGCAGGGTATTCCTGTTCAAACAATAGCAAAGAAATTAAAATTGAGTAGGCAAAGAGTCTATAAAATTTTATTAAAAAATATGTAACTTAATTACCAATGTGTAGTCTAAGTAACAAAGATAAAAAAGGGAGAACAAATGAAAGTAAAAAATAACAAACGAGTAAAGCTCGAATCTATATATATGAAAAGACCAATGATAATCATTGATACTTTTAATGTAGGCACAGAGGAAGAACATACAATTAGGATGCCTTATTATGGTGCATCAGGTTTTATTATAAATAGTATGCTTGATGGAAAATTTCAATATGATGTATTTTATGATGATGTTTTTGGTGGTACAGTTCATGCTGATAAATTAGAATTAGCTAAGCCAATAGCATTAGCACATAAAGATAGCGAGTTTTATTTTTGCAATCCTAATGCAGAAGTAAAAATACAAAGAAGAAAACATAATGAAGATAGAGATTATGACAAATATGGAGTCCTTGTAAATTACAAACCAAGAAAAAGTGCTACCTTATGTAAAGCAGAGGAAGAATAATGGCTAAGTTTAATTTAGATAATTACGAAACAGTAGAAGACAGACTTAAAAAGTTTTGGAAAGATTTTCCAAAGGGTAGGATTGATTCAAATGTTGTGCATATAACTGATGATGGTACATGTGT